ACAATAACCTTGTTTCCATTTGTTTGATTTACCCATGCACCTCGGTTGTATTGTCCACCGATACTATATGAGGCATCAAATTTATAATTTCCAACATAGTCAGGTATAGCAGCGTAAGCTGATACACTAAATGACAGGGTGTTCCCATTTAGCACGTAGGAGTTATGGTTTGAGTACTCCCTATTGTACTGGTATAGTCCAGTTGTGTCCGAATCCCCAGCACCATAAATATAGAATCCATCCTCTGATGTAGGGATGGTCTGATGAGGTGTAAGCGTACGAGGCTCCGAGTTGATTAAGTACCTATTCCAAATTGGACTTTCATCGAACGCCTGTTCAAATCGGCGATTTATAAATGTGGCTAATAAACCGCATTCATCAACTGATAGGGCGGTTGCACCAATTAGTGAACTTGTAAGAGTAAATAAATCACCGTATGTACGAGTCTGCATTAGATTTGGTTAGGGCTAAGTTCTGGGAACTTCTTGTTGTAGTACTTTAAAAATTCTTTGGAATGAACCTCGTCATGTCCGTATTTACTTGTCAGCCTGAAGAACTCACGTGCTGGCATAGTTGCAATTGGCTTACCAAGTGTAGGGTGAGTAGTCCCCTTTAACTCTTGAGCTTCTTTTACAGCTTGTTTAACACGAGCCTTCTCGGTCTGTTGTTCAAGCTTGAATCCGTTTTTGATTTCACGCATGAATGCACGGTCAATCTCGCCATCGGAGTAGCGTTTAATGTTAGGAATAATTATATCCATAATTAAAAGGTGGGGGTCCGAAGACCCCCGACCAGATTAATTCAATTAAGCAGATGCAGTAATCTTGCCGTGTGCTCCAGGGTGGTAAACACCTAGGGTCAAAGCACAGTCAACATAACCACGCTCACCGCCACCTTGATTTGGTAGGCGAGTGCTTCCCATTGGGATAAGCTCGTGAACACCGTAGTATTCTGGGTTGACTAAGTAACCAGCCATTCCTGCTTGTCCAGCTTGTGTTGGCATGCAGTCAGGGTTAGCGTTTACAACAGAAACAACACCGTGGTCGCTTTGGTATAGGTCAACGGATAACTTGATTGTTCCGCTATCACCATTGTAGTTCACGTTACGTACTGAGTCACCACTTACGCCACCAATGCGAGCGAAGTCGCTGATGTCGTTACGAAGTGCTGTATCGGCAACAAGCATAAGGTTGTTGGCAGTACCAGTTACTCCGAAGATAGAGGTGATGATGGTGTTAAGTTCACTTTCAGCGAACTCGTCATCTGTTACGTCAGCGATAGAACCAGCAGGTGTACGGAAACCAGCAGGAACATCAGCAGGACCAGCGGAGTCAATCCAGTCACCAAGACCACGAGAAGCATATGCTGTATCAGTGCCGTTTTCAACTGCACGGTCTTGAGTACCAGCGAGGGTAGCTTCAATGTCACGTTTTAGTTCACGGATAGATTTAGCTTCAGCTTGTGCAATCTTAGCAGGTCCAACGGAATCAACGGCTTCCTGAAGGTCGGAGACTTGGTAGTCACGGCGGAACTTCTGGATGTAGTTTCCAAGACGAGCACGAGCAGCGAACTTGTCAGTAAAGTTACCGTCACCAACGTCAGCACCTTCACGGATACCAGTTGTGCTAGGGGTAGCAAGGCTGTCAACAGTCCACTCTACGAATGTAGCGGAAGCTTTTTGTTTGTTAGCTGAAGAAAGAATAGGAGTTTCTTCAGGGGCAAGGATAGTCAAGACATCAGTCAAGTCTTCCCGATTAGAGACACCAGAACCAGGGTTGGTTGTGTCATATGTATTTGAGAATGCCATTTTAAATAATAGTTAAATAATTAATGAGTTGTTAGCGGCGATTAGCCATTTTAAGTTTTCTAAGTGCAGCGAAATCGTTAGCACTACCTGTCTGCTTGAACCTAGCTTCTAATTCTTTAAGAGCCTTGGCAGTTCTTCCCATACTTTTTTCAGATTGGGCAGCGGATGGATTTCCTGTCTTGGGAGGATTTAAAGAAGGAGCTACCTTCTTTGATTCAGCTACTGGCTTACGCCCATAGATACTGTTTGTTGCGTGAGCAAACCAGTAATCAAGTTGAGCACCAACATCGGGGGCTTCACGCTTGAAGATGTCTTTAATCTTCTTCATACGTTTATCTCCTACGATGGACTCGTATTGTTTACGCAAGTCGTTGTCCTCACCATCAAGCCATTCAAGTTCTTTTTTAGCACGTTCTCCAAAGGACTCAGCAAGCTGCTCCCCTTCGATTTGTGCTTGAACCTTACGTAGCTGGTCAGGGAGAAAAGTTTTTTGTGCCTTACGTGCCTTTAATAAAGCCTGTCGCACATCCTTCTTTGTCCACTCCTTGCCTTCAACTTCAGTTACTACATCATCAGCTGAGTAGCCATCACTCTCAAATAAAAGGTCCTCAGCCCATTCAACAACACCATCGACTTCTTCCGCTTTTGATTGTAGCTTCTCAATAGTATCAAGGCTATCATAAGGGTTGTTGTCAACTTTCCTTGTTTTTAATGGGTCAGGTTTTTCTTGAAGTTTGGCTTCTAACTGTTTGATTTGAGCTTCAGCAGCTTTACGTTTAGCAGTCAATTCACCGAATCGAGCTACTGCACGGCTACCTAACTTCTCAGATAGTTCACGCAAATCCTCCTCGGACATATCGTCCAAGTCCAACTGTGAAAGAACATCTTCGGATTCAGTTTCCTCAGATTCTTCAGTTTCCTCTTGGACTTCAGTTGATTCCTCAACTTCCTCCTCGGCTACTTCCTCAGTCTCTGGCTCATTTTCAACTATTGGAGCTTCTTCCTTTTCAGGAGTCATCTCACCAAGTCTGCGTATTATAACATAGGGTGTTACATATAATCAGAAAATCGCTTTTTCAATAATTCCCAACCAGCCATTTGGATTATTTGGTCATAGGTAATTATCCGTCCTGATACTTGTTGTATCTGTTCTGTTGGTGCTTCGTGAAGCTCCTGTATTGTTTCCTCACGAAGTTCGTGAATCATCTTAACAAATCTTGCGAATGCTTCGTAGTCCTGTAGTTTGGATATATCGTCCTGAATGTTCATTATAGATTCTGAGTTTGTACTTCTCCCATTTGTGCAGGTGCTGTACCTACTCTACCAATCTGAGCGTTCTGTGCTTGTTGCATTTGGAACGTGTACTGACCAATGTACTTCTGCATACGTGCTGCAAAGGCTTCATCGGTTTGTAATCGTTGTGCAACGTCAGGCTGTTGAGCGTACTGTTGAATTGCCTGTAATGCAATCTGAGCACCTGATGGTCTAGCTGGCATTTCAATGCCTGAGTAAATCTTAGCTAGGTCATCAGTTACATCCTTGACCACTTGCTGTTGAGCGGTCTCAACTGGTTGCAATACAGCATCAGCCATAACGGGGTCAATAGCAGCAGCAGCTATATCAAGCAAGGAATCAACATTAAGTCTACCGTTTGCATTTAGTGAATTAAGCTGTACCAGTTGTTGTATCTTTTTCTCAACAGTCTCTGGGTCATTGTTCTGTACATCAAAGTTAATCATGATGTCAAAGTTTTCATCAGGGTTACCCTTGTTCAATAACTGAGGGTCAGGTGTACCTGTTACGCGGAAAAATACTTCATCAGGTCCGAAGCGTTGGAAACATTTGAACGCCATACGTAAGACCTCAGCCGTGTGGCTAAGGAACTTGTCCACAAGGAACTGTTTACGGAGTTGACTGATGCTTGATTCATCAAGACCAACAAGCTTGTCAGCAAGTGTAGTCAAGGTGCTTTCCATTTCAACAGAACCTGTCGCAGGTGGTGGTGTTGGAGCAAAGTCCAAGTCACCCTTACGGCGGTAAGGTATCATACGACCAGGTCCCCAATCAGTAGGAGCCTGTCCAACTGGATGCAATATAGGAGGCAAGGTAGCTAGACTATTACGGTCAACTCTGGAGTCACGCTCTACTTTTACTTGGTTCTGAATCCCACGTAAAACTGAGGGAACAGTCATGGTGTCGTAAAGACGTTTGCTATCCTCGGATAACTTGGTTACTACTACTGGATAGTCCTCGTAACCATTAAGTAATTCAAACTTAGCGTACCCAGGAACAATCTCATTGCCAGTGAACTCCTTGTGGAATACGGTACAATAAATGCCCTCAGCACCGTCCTCTTGGTCAATGAGTCTCTGATATCCGTAACAGATTTCAATTAACTCCTCAGCCTCGTAAGCGTTGTCCGTTAGGCTTATGCTACGGCGACCCTCTTGTTCACGTTCTATACTATCAATACTTACGCCACGATATTTTTCAATTACGTAATCAACGAAGTCCTCATCCCAGCCATCAGTAACGACTTTGTTCTCTAACTCCTGTGGTGTGTAGTAAGTACGCCAGAAACAGTAAGGTGCTCGCTGTGGGTCAGTAACATAAGGTGGGAAAAAGAAATCACCATCTGGTGCAAGTGTCTTAACATCGGGTGCATTGACCTGTCTGCGAACAATGGGTAACTCCGCTACACCATTCTTACGTAAATCCTTGAGTGCTTTTTTAGCACGTTTCTTTGTTGTTCCATCAAAGGTTGCTTGTAACAAGGCTGTTAGTTCGTCATCATCTGTTCCCTCTTGTATAGCTAAAGCTACTTCTGGGCTGACCTGTGCAATCTGATTTATGTCAAGTTCTTGTAGGAATCGTCTGTCCTCACGCTGCCATCCGACATAAGTAATCAGTATACCTCGTTCAAGCAAATAGTTGGCTCCAAGTTCCATCTC